AGCATCTTCTGCAAGTATGCTACAATGTATTTTAACCGGTGGGAGGGCAAGCTCTTGAGCAATGTCTGAATTAGTAATCGTTCGTGCTTGGTCAAGCGTTTTTCCTTTGACCCACTCTGTGACGAGGCTGCTTGATGCGATGGCGCTACCGCATCCGTAGGTTTTGAATCTAGCATCTGTTATTACTCCATCTTGTACTTTTATTTGTAGTTTCATAACGTCACCACAGGCCGGTGCCCCCACCATACCTGTGCCCACATCGTCATCATCTTTATTAAATGAACCAACGTTGCGAGGATTTTCGTAGTGATCTAATACTTTGTCTGAATATGCCATAATTATTGAACGTCTTCGGTGTGTTTGTGTTTGATTGATTTTTTAAGTATCTTGACCCAGACCTTTTGTTCTTTGGCCAAGTCGTGTCTAAAGATTGCCTTGTAGAGTTTTTTACGAAGTTTGCGTAGTTTCATTGTGTCTCCTTAGACTGAAAAACTTGATCCACAACCGCAGGTGGTTTGTGCGTTGGGGTTGTTGATAGTGAAGCTGCTACCCATGAGTTCTTCTTTGTAGTCAATAGTGGCACCTTGCAGGTACTGCATACTCATGCTGTCAATTAAGACCACAATGCCATTGTTGTCAATAACAAAGTCGTCTTCGTTTTGTTCTTCGTCTAGTGTGAAGCCATAACTAAATCCGCTACAGCCTCCACCTTGCACGAATGTGCGTAGTTTGACTTGAGGATTGTTTTCCTCAAGTAGGATATCGGCAATTTTTGCCACGGCGGATTCGGTTAGTGTAATCATCGGCAAGTTCTTGTTGAAGTAATTGATCCATCGGGATTTTGGATCTGCGTCCATGGGCTGCAATTTTGTTGTGTAGATTGGATCACTTGTGGCTGTTCCACAATAACTGGCTGTTGCACAATGACTGGTGCAGGAGCGTAAACTGGTGGACGTGCAATTTCATAACCAATTACACCACCAACCACTGCTGGCGCTACCCAACCCCAACCACCACCGCGATGTTCCCAATGCCCGTGTTGAGCACAGGCTCCAAAACTGACTGTAATCAAAAGTGATACTAGAATCTTTTTCATAGAAAAACCCCTTATATAAGATATTTATTATAAGGGGTTTCTGTCAAAAAGTCTAGTGATTATGAGCGTGAACTTAGAGCTCGGTTTGCCATTGCGCTAACTGTCTTTTCTGGAGCAGTCTGTGCGCCGCCACCTGCACCACCAGCTCCACCTACATCAGCTTCGGGGCCTTCAATTGGTTCTGGAGGATTGATAAACACATACTTGACACCATCTTCGTTGTCATCAATGCTTTTGATCATTTCTTTGACTGTGTCATTGTTGCTTTTGGCTTTTTCCAATGCGTTCAAATCAAATGCTTCACCGCCGGGTTTGTTCTTAACCAAATTCATCAGAGCCGTGACTGCGATTTTGGGAATCTTTTTGTCAGCAGCGCTGAATTGAATTTCGCGTAGTGTGTCAATTAGTGCAGCATCGGCTTCGTGGTCAGCATCGTCCTCGATATGTGCGCTGATATCGTCGCCCATGTCAAAGTCGTCTTCAAAGAGGGCAAACTCTTTATATCTCATTTTTTAGCCTTGGCGTCCTTAGCCGCTTTTTTCATCGACTCTTTTTTGTTACCGTCTTTGTCAAGATCGATATAGTCTGGTTTGGCTTTCTTGGCTTCTACCATGCCACGACGTTCACGGCCTAGTTCTTCTGTACCACCGGCTGCTGCGCCAGTTGCTGCAAACTCGTCGCCGCCTTCTGGAGCAGGAGCGGCCATATCGCCCATACCAGCTGCTGGAGCAGGAGCACCGCCCATGGCACCCATGTCACCACCCATATTCATGTCCGGTGTAGATTCGCCAGTTAGTTGACGTGCTGCGTTGTCTGCACTGGTACGTCCATCGCTCAGTTGTTGCCATAGTTGTTGCAACAATGGAGTTACTGCGCCTTTGAATGCTTCGGCTTGTTGGTCACCAATTTGATCACGGATTGTGTCTAGTAGTGCTGGCAACTGCTCGTTTTGCATTTTGCCGATCTTTTCCAACATGTCTTGAATGCTGTCAACCATGTCTTTAGCTGCTAGTGTAGCTTCAGCTTTGGCCATTTCGCTTTCTGTGATCAGTTGTTGACGGTTTTCAACCATCCAACGATTTAGGCTTTCACGCACCATGAACATTTCCATGTATTGTGGATTTTGTTCTGCTGTGTGTACGCCGTGTGTACGTTTGGCACGGTCCAACGTTTCATTAAGGCCTTGAACGATGTTGTAGGCTTTTTTAAACGTCATGTTTGCATAGTCAATTTTAAAACCAAAACGGCTCTCGACTACTCGGTTAATTTTGTTAGCTCTAGGCTGATTGCTCATTTCTGATAAACGCATGGTTGTTATTCCCAATATTTTATATATTTAGCATGTGATAAAGATTTCTGCAATTGATTATTGGCGTTACTGAGCTGTAGACGTGCATCAAATAATCTTGCTGTCCATATGTCTGCTTTATCATACTGTTTTGCTATTTTAGCACGTTTTACACTAGATTCATAGTGCTGTATATCGTTTCTTAACCGTAGTACCGAGGCATCTGCCAGTGCTATACTGTCGGCCACATTATAGCGTTGACTTTGATAGCACAAGGTGTAGAACACTGCACTCAGCTTGTCTGTGAAGTTCTGTATCAACTGGTTGTCGCTGTTGCGTAGTTGCCAAACTCCGTGATCGTTTAAGACACGATAACGCCCTACTACATAGCCCAGGTCTCCCAAAGGCCATATATAGGGCGTTTTTTGTCCTATGCTGAGTTGATGTATTTGTTGTTCAGTCCATTGGCTCAAGTAGAGAGCAGTGGCCTTGATTATGGCTTTAACTTCTGCTAGATCCGCTGATTCGTTTTTTGTAGATGATGCGACCGTTTTCATTGATTCTGTATAGTACGTCTTTGTTGACTAGTTGATTTGCTATGAGCTGATGTCTGGGATCTAGCTTTGACTTGTGTAGTTCTTTGGTCTCATTGAACATGTCCAATATTTCAGCTTCTTCGTTGGTTATTGGCAGTGTCAAGTTATTTAATAGTTCTACGATACGCATGTTAGGAAAGTTTGACCAGTAGTGTGATTATGCCTGTAATTAATACGCCGATAATTGTGGTGCCAATGGCAATCATGGTTTTGTAGGGATCAGCACTCTCTTTGGGGGCATCCGCTTTAGGGGCATCCGCTTTAGGTTGCTGCGGTTGCGATGTTTGCAAACTGGCCACCAAGCGGTCTTTGATGTCGATAAGGTGCAACTCGACTTTGTCTATGCGATGTTCTAAGTTGTCTAATTTTGTTTCCAAGCTGGCATACCTCACTGCACAAATTTCTACGTGCGCCTCAAGGTTCTGCTTCTCTATTTCGGTCGGCTTCATCACTATCTATTCTTTCAAAGGGGTTGATGCTGTTTTAGTTGTTGCCGTAAGGATGAGCCATAAAGTGAGCCAGAGTAGGTGCCAGTAGCATCTTATACGTTATTTATGTCCCAATAGCCTTTTTTAAAGTATATGTTCTTTATAGCACCGTAGGGATAAAAGATAGGCAACATAAAACGTGCTGTTTCATCCAAGCCGCAGATGACAGGCACTTGATCAAATGCTTCGGCCAAGCGTCCCACAGGATTGGTGCCAATGGTGAATATGTCGCTGTGTTCGGTGGCAAACTGCCAAACCCATACACGCTGCTCACCTTGGAAGAATTCTCCAAACTCTAGCCATTCCATGTGTGCTGATGTGGCCACAGGAGGTGCCACCTGTTGCGGCTGGGTAATAAGTCCAATGGCTTGCAGAACAGTATCAAAGTTGCGTTGCTGTTCACGTTCGGGGGTGTCGGGCCCGCGAGTCACACCGGTGTTGGTAATGTCAACCAAGGTGTACAAACGATAATATTCTACGTTGCTCTGCATGTGAATATTTAGTCAACAAAAAACCCACCGAAGTGGGTTTTTGTTATAGTTATAAAAACTATTAAGCTAGTTTGATACCGCCTGTTGACGATACTGTTGCTGCACCAACCCAGCAGTTAGCCAAAGCACCGATGTTACCAGCGCCGTCACCAGCTGTAGTTTGGCGTAGTGCGCTTTGCAATACTGTGTCGCTTGACCAGCCGCTACGTTCTACAACAACGCTCAATTGGCTGTTAGCACCAGCTGCGTCTGTTTGGTAAGCCAAAACAGTTGCGTTACCAGAAACGATACGCAAGATAGTTTCAACTGCACCACCAGTTGTCAATTCAGCTGCCAAGTTACCAGCACCACCGCCACCAGCACCAGGAACGATAGTTACTTTATAAGCTGTTAGAGGAGCTGCGATACCTGTGTTGATAATCGAAGCATTAGCAAACGCACGACCTGCGTCAACTTGTACAACGCCTGCTGCGTCGCCATTAATACGTGTAAATACTGCCATTTTATTTTCCTTTTATTTAAATGAGCCATTAGGCTGCATATTTTTATTTAGCTCTTGCGCTAAAATACTAGGCTCTTCCTGCGAAGTTTGCCGCCGAAAATACTCCACGGTTTACCAACTTGATAAAGCCGCTGGGAGTATCAATGTTAAATCCCTCGCCTTTGGGCGTGTCTCCAACATACTGCTCTATGCTGCCAACTTGTGGCTCTAGTTGTTCTAGAACCGCCATTTTCAGCGTGGTTATTGCACTGTACACAGCATCTAGTGCTTGAATTACAGGTTTATTTTCGTCACTGGCAATCACGGCATACTGTGGGCGGCTCAGTTTGCTTTCCAGCCATTCGGGTCCAACTGCTTGCCCTGTCACCTTGCGATTGTAGTAGGTCTGTAGTGTGGCCTTGCTGCTTCCTGTAATACTGCCAAGAAAGTCATCACCGCCCAGTACTGCAAACTTTTTAACTGCTGCACGGGCTGCGTTTTCAACTTTGACAGGGCGCTTCATCTTGAAGGCGATGCCCATGTTGCCGGTGAATACTGTACACCACTGTGTGCTGTCGGCCAAGCCCTCAAGTCCGTTCATGCTGTGGCGTCCCACTAAGGGAGTTTCTTTGTTGTTCTCTACATCTGTGCCCATACTGTGTACCGCAATGCCCACTTGTCGTCCTGCAATCCGTTTGCCTACTTCGCTATCAACTGGCACTTTATAAGTAACTCCGTGTGGGTTGGGCTTGAACACAAACTTGCCTGCAACGGGCTGTAAGGGTTCAGTCCACATCAAATCGCCTTGTACAAAGCCACGGAACGTTGCGGGACAAATTGACCCTACAGCGTTAAAAGCCGAGGCCAATTTACGTGCTACCTCTATGTTTTTGCCGTTTTTGACGTAAAAATCCAACAGTTCTTGCGCCGTAGTAACTTGGCCGCCGGGCACGCCAATATACTCTTTATAGTTCATGGTAAACTTACCATCACTTGTTCTACGTCCAAACACTATGGCAGGGCTTCCGTCCCACTTGATGGTGACTGTTTGCGGGCGGTCAATGGCACTCACAATACCGTTGATGGCATCCATGGCACTTTCGCTGCCGCTAAAGATGAAATCTTCAGGGTGCGGAGTACGTGCTGCCTCAGTCAAGTATTGTACAAATTCAAGCAGCATTATTTTAGCCTTTGGTTGATG